GTGTTTTTCTTGTGTGTGTCTACTAGCCCGCGTAAAGCGTAAATAGATACTGCTATAGGCGCGTGATTGCTGTAGTCTTGGTGTTCCTCTAATACTTGTAAAACCTCGTTTACTTGGTTTACAAGCGCTTCATAGTCTACTAAGACGTCATAATAGCTAATACTCATAGAGTGCCCTCCAGCTCTTTCGCGTCGTTGTTGTTAGGCAATATAAAGGCTACCCTGTCTAATTCGTCGTGTAGTCTCTGGTTTTGTGCGTGCGCTATATCTATGTACTTCATAAAAAGCCATTGGTTAATAGCGTTGTCTACCCTCTCTGTAACTTGAATAGCTTCTAAGGCTAGGTTATTCATTTCTACAGCTTTCATAATGTCTGTTAACTTGTTGCCTAGTTCTTCTAACTGTTTCACGGTCAGTAGCGTTTCTGTTGGTTTTTCCATGTTATGCCCCCTTTAGTACGTCAATAAGTTTCAAAATAGCTTCTAAGGTGCTTATTTTGCCCTCTAGCGTGTCTTTTTCTATTGCCCTATATAAAAGCTCGTTTATATACTCTAAATCGCTTATAGGCTCTCTGGGGGCGTTTAGCAAGGTGTTTATGTTGATGTGTTGCCCTTCTAACTGTTCTGCCTGCTCTTTAATTAGTTTTCCTTTGGCGTAGTAGCCTTTCTGCCTGATGTCCTTTAAAATAGCTTTAACCTGTGTTTTAAACTGCTTAGCAATAGGTTTACGTGAGTTCATAAGCACTTCGTAAAGTCCTTCCTCAGTTAATAGCCATGCTTCTTGGTTACCCCCTTTGGTCGGAACAATGTTCCGTACCTTCTCGCTACGGTCAACGTTGTTAAGCATTTTATTTATACTGCTCTTATCGTACTCTAGCACCTTAGCAATATCTTTAGCTAGAAATAGCGGTCTATCGTTCGTGCCATATACTGCTAACGTCGTTTCTAGTACCTGTGTATCTGTTAAATGTTTAATAGCTCCTGTTTTTAAAGGCTTGCTCTCGTCTTCTATCAACAAGGCTAGGCGGGTTGCTATGTGTTCTGGGATAGCGTCTCTCCCCGTGCTGTACTTTTTAGCGGTATCTTGGGCGACGTCTAATAATGTTGCTACCTGCGCCCACGTTAAGCTGTTACGTGCCTTGTATGTTCGTAAAGCGTTTCTAAGTTCTTTTTGAGTTTGTGCCATATAAAAAGCTCCTTTGTTGTGTGACAAAGAAAGCCGTTTCTGATAGAATAGATTTCAGAAAAGGTTTTCTTTTCGGATTTGCCTCGTCCTTTGTTTTCCAGACGTCGGGACGGGCTTTTTTTTTTATTTTTCAGCGTCTAAAAGTTCTATACCTCGTAGCATTGCCTCAGACTTAGTAAGCCCCTTTTTAGTGGCTACTTCTTCTACCCTGCTAAACTCGCTTTCAGTAACTTTAACAGTAATACGCCTGCTTTTGGGGTTGTCGCTTTTAGGTCTACCTCGTTCAGCCATTTCTTCACCTCTTTTCTATATATCGGCTGTACCTATATTATATAACAGTACAGCCATAATTTCAACCCTTTTTTTATAAAATTTTACAAAAAACGCCCCCCTAATAATGTCTGAAAATGTCCATTTTTGGCTCTCTGCGCGTGTTTTTGTGTATTCTGGTATAAATAGGTGTACCGCTCGTAAAACGCCCTACAGCGCTTATTTTTGGGGCTACAGCTACTATATTTTACTGTACTTTACTGTATTTTAGCTTGATACAATAAAAACGCCCTTTTTTTAAGGCGTTTACTTTTTCTTAAATAGTCTAATGTAGTCTTGTTTGCTATGGATAATATCAGATACAAACACGGCTTTTTTATCCTCTAAAATGTGATAGAAAGCTAGGTAGTCCCCTAAAACAATGCAACGGGTATTATAGGGCGGGTAAATGGTCTCCCCTACTCTTTCATCTGCGTTAAATCCTGCTTCTGGGAAAAGCTCCAGACGCTCTAAACCGTAAAGGATATTATTAACGGTGTTAGCCCCTGCCTGTTCTGAAAAGTAAGTAGTCTCAATATAGTTTTTTATCGCCTTTAGTTGATCTTGTACGGTTTCAGGAATAATAAGGCTATAGTTTTTGTTGTCAGATACCAAGGTTAGCCCTCACTTCACTAGCGCTATATACTCGCCCGTTTTCTAAATCGTCAAAGCTCTTAGCAATTTCAGCCCGTAAGCCTGCAAGTAATTCAGCCCGTTCTTTATCGGTGTCAGTCTCAAATGGTAGGGCTTTATTTTCTACGATATTTTCTAAAAACAAATTAAAGCTAGCGGTCATGTCAAGGTTTTGGGCTGTGATAATCGCTTTAGCTTTCTCTAATAGTTCGCTGTTGGTTTTAAAGTTAACCTGCGTATTTTTTTCTAAAACGTGCATAGTAGCACCTCCTTTCTGATATTATACCACTTTAAAATATATCTGTATAGTCGCGTATAGTCACGCGCATTCTTGTATAGATTGTATATGTGTATACTGATAAATGTATACCCGATAAAAAAGGGTAGCTGTTAGGCTACTCCTCTTTTTTTGTATCTGTCTTTTTTGCTTTCCTACGCGCTGTAGTTTTGGCTTTTTTAGCTTCAATCCGCTGTGTTGGATCTGGTGCGCCTAGTATATCAAACTTTATGTATAGCTTGCTAAATGTTTCATAGTCTGCCATTGCTAACTGTTTCTCTGTCAGTGGCACGCCTTTACTGTTGCTGTATTCCCAACTAATAGTGTGCCCTATCGCGTCTAGTGCTTTTTCTAACCTATCTTTTATGCGGTCACTCCATGACTGATTACCCGCCCTAACAACTTCAATACTTGGTATTTCTGGGGCGCTTTCTAGCAACTTAGCAACGCTTATAATGTTAGATGTCCCTTTTTTGTGGTTATTGTCTATGCTGTGATGTAGTGCTAATTTACGGGCTATAGGGTAAGCATTCGGGTTTCGTTCTCCAATAGCTAGCAAATCTAACGGATACTGCATAATGTAAGACTGGTTTAGATAGTGTGCCATGCTTGTTGTAAAAGTAAAAGACGCTATCCCTCGTTTAATTCCCTGCGCTTCACAAAGTCGCATTTTAGCATAGTTTTTTACCTTGTCCCCGCTCTTTTCTTCCCACTCTAAAGAAATACTGTAAAGTGTGTCTAGCGCTTCTTTAAGGCGTTTTCTAGCGTCTTTACGGGTGTTAGGGTTATCTATGTTTTCTATGCCTAAATAGGTCATATAGTCATCTAATGAAAATGTGACTGTTGTTTGTAATGTATTGGGGTCTTTAGCTCTGTAGTGGTTTAATTTCGTAAGTTCAACCACTAAAAGGTCTAGCAATTTTACTACGCCAACTTTTAGACTTTTCTTGTTTGAGTATTTTTCTATAAATACTTTAAAGTCCCCGTTTTCTATAGTTGCTTCATTGTCAGCAAGCGGGTTAATTCTGGTAGGCTCTGCATTACGCCCAATTATAGCAAGGGTATTAGTAGCTGTGCCGTTAAGCATAGGGGCAAAGATAGGGGTTTCTAATGGCTTGGTAATAACTGTTTCTGGGATATAAGCGGGTTTGTTACTGCCTTTTAGTAGTTCTTTAAAGGTGTTATTTGTCATACTCTACCCCCTCTAAAATAGGGTGTAAACTATCGTTTATATTCCTGTTTTTATCATCTTTAAATACCTTTAAATCTGCCATAATTTCAACTTTTAGGGCGTTTATTTCATCTTCTGGTATTTTGTAACTTTCCAAATTCATAGGCGGGAAAAGTTGTTCTAAAGCTCTGCGCCTATCCGTGGCTTCTTTACTGTCTCGATAGTAAGTTATATTTATGGTTTTTACTATATGTTGAATATAACTAAACAAGGAATTTACCCGTTCTAATACGTCTTGCGATCCTTGTTTAAATACTTTTATTTCGGGCATGTCTAGCCCTTCTGAAAGTAGTTCTATAGTAGTGTCGTATTTTAATAATTCCTGATAGCAAAATTTAAGTTCAGTATAACTGTTTTGCACCATCTCTATTAAATTCTCCCCGTCTGGGGTATTCTGTAAAATTCCGCCTAACCCTACCCACTTGTCTCTGTCTTCAAATATAGTATTCTCAAAGGGCTTAAAATACGGTCTATAATTATCTGCTAGAAAAGCTACCCCACCATTTTGGTAGTTGGGGTTTTCGGCGTATAGGATATTCTCGATAGTGCTACGGTAATTAAAGGAATTTTTTAAATAGGCGTCTTCCATTGTCAATAATGGTTTTTGCATATCATCTAATGTTAGATCAGGCAAAGCAAGCACCTTTTTTATTTCTTCTAAAGCTGTTGTAGCTAAGTCTGAAAAGTCCTCTAAAAAAGCCTCTTTTTCTTCTTCTATTTCCTGCTCTGTTTTACCTTCAACAGTGTTAAAAAGCCCCTTATATAATTCAACTAAAAAAACGTCCTCTATAATTTCTGCTTTAGTTAGTTCTGCTAGCCCCTCTAGGTTTTCGTTACCTGTTGCCTCTTCCCAATGACTTTTTAAATAATCCCGCGCCTTGGGCGCCTCTTTTTTGTAAGTCTTAAGTATTTTTTTTACTTTTTTGCTATCATCTCTGTAAATAAACTGATCTATTATTTCTGCAAGTGTATAGTGCGGGTTGTGCTTTTTTGTGTACGATTTTAGTAGTTTAAGGGTGTCTTTTTCAAACTGTTCTCTAGTTGTAATAATAGGTAATCTACTGCGATCATAAAAGCCATCTTGTATGTTTTTAATATTTTCCGCGATAATTGTAATAGTTTTTATTTCAGATAAGCTAGTAGAGTATATACTGTTGGTTATTGCTACATACTTCCCTAACCAATGCTCTAAAGCAATATAGCGGTTATATATTTCTCCATTCATGCGGTTGTCATATGAAATATTGCTAACCATTGCTTCTAATTCGTTCTGGCTAAAAATTGGCTTAGGTTTTCTATTCCCTTTCATAGCCTCGGTATAGCTGTGTATGCTATTTTTTAGAATTAAGCGCCCGACTTCTTCGCCTGTCCAGCCTTTTTTATCGGTTATTTTTATTTTGCTTCTAACCATATCTAACTCCTACTCTTTAGCACGCTTTCAACCATTGCTAATTTCTCCTGCAACTCTACAGCGTCAAATGCTTTTAATAGGTTTGCTAGTATGGTGCTTTCTCTATTAGCCTGTTCTTGTGATACTTCCCCACGTTGTACGCGCTCTAGCAAGCTCCCTAGCGCTTTTAAAATGTCTTGCGCGGTCATTTGTTCGCTAAAATCTGTTATAGCGCTCGTATGCACGTATTCAGCTTTTAAAGCCTCGGTATATTTTAATTTAAAGTCTAGCAACTTCTCTAAAGGCACTTCTGCAAGGTCTGCCTGATCCAATGTATTGTCTATTCTGTCTAGTATGTCTCCTAGCTTCTTAATGCGGGCTTCTTTAGTCATGTAATACGTGTCGTATAACTCGTTTAGTTGCTCCTGCTTTAAGTCTGCTATAGCTGTCTTTAATTCTTTTTCCCACGCGCTACAAGTTGACTTACTAATGTTTAGCTCTTTAGCTATGTGTTCAAATGTTTTCCCCTGCGCTCGTAGGGCTATAAACTTTGTTTTAGTCTCTGGGCTCTTCAAATGTTTTTACCTCCTGTTTTAGTCTGTTTCTACTTCCGCTAATACTAATTTCCAGAAATAGAAATATTTCAGCTATCTAGTTATAAACGCTTTTGCCTAGCCTTTTTTCTTTGTGCCGTGTTCTATAAAGTCTTGTAAATTTGCCTCGCTTACACGCCAATATTTGCCCATTTTTACGGCTTTTAAGTCCCCGTTTTTTATGTAGTTGTAAATTGTCCTGCGCGTAACCTTTAAAATGTCTTCTACTTCTTCTAGGGTGTATGTGTTTAAATTTGTCATTTCTTACTTCCTGTTCTTTAGTTCGTGATATTTTGAAAGGATCAATACAACCGCCATAACTATCGGTATTATCGACGCCAAGAAAAGCGCTAAATTAAACGGCATCTGCATTACAAAAAACGCAAACAAAAACATAACAAATGCAAAAATACCACCGATTATCAAAAACGTTTTTAAATTTTCCATTATTTCACTGCCTCCTCTAGTAATTCGTGTATCAAGTTATTTACGCTAGTTCCTTCTTCTACTGCGCGTGTTTTCAGTAGATCATATAGACTAGGTTGCATTAGCAACTGTAACCGCCTACTTTTCTTTTCTATGTACGCGGGGTTTATTTTATAGCCCTCTGGGGCTGTCTCTTTCTTAGGGTCTTGTTTTTCTGGGGTACTGATAAATTGTAAAGCGGGGTTAGCTATGCTTGAAAAGTCTTTCTTAGCCATGCGGTTATACTCCTTTAAAAAATAATGTCTGTTTCTATTTCTTCTACTAACGCTGTATAATCTTTGCTAGCGTTGCTCTTTGGTGCGTATGTGTAAAGATTTTGCTTGACTGCCTGCGCTTCTTTAACGGCTATATTTTCGCGTATGCGGGTTTTAAACACTTTTGTATTTAATTGCCCTGCTGTGTTCTCTAATAGGTCTGTAAGTTCTTTTGTGAGCGTTGAGCGGGCGTTATATCTAGTTAGTACGATACCTAGCACTTTTAAAGCTGGGTTAGTGTACTTTTGCACCACTTGTATAGTGCTGTTAAGCTGTGAAATACCCTGTAAGCTATATATGTCAGCTTGTGCGGGTATAATAGCAAAATCGCTAGCGGTTAAAGCGTTGATAGTCAATATTCCTAACGCTGGCGGGGTGTCTATGACTATATAATCATAATTATTAGACTTGCTAACAAACTCTAGCGCCTCTTTCAGTTTATACTCTTTTCCTGTTGACGTTAAAATACTGTCTGCCCCACTTAGCGCGGGTGTGCTTGGTATAATGTCCCCTAGCTCTGTGTGTTGTATCTCCTGCGGGGCTGTTTCTGGCCTCTGTAAAATGCCTAGCGTGTTATAGCCGTCTGTATTCCCGTTAAGTGTGTAACTAATATTCCCTTGTGCGTCCAGATCAATAAACAGCACGCTATACTTTTTAGCTTGTAAGCCATGCCCTAAAGCTAGGGCGGTTGTGCTTTTACCTACCCCGCCTTTCTGATTGATAACAGTTATAACTTTCATTGTTAACCCCTTTTATGTTGTGTATGTGTTTGTGTGTATAGTAATATCTGTATATTTAAAATATAGCGCTTGAAATAGCGTCACTACAGCCATTTTTAGCTTGATCTAGTGCGTGGTTATAAATCATAGTTGTATTTAAATTAGCGTGCCTAGCAAACTGTTGTACCTCTGTTATTTCACGCCCTGCAAGTAAAGCTAGCGTTATTGCTGTGTGCCGTAGGCTGTGAGCTGTTAACCTCGCGCTGTCATACCCTGCGTTTCTTAGGGCGGTTTTTACCACCCCGCTAACAGTACGTGTAGTAATTCGCTTACCTTTGCTGTTATTGCTAGTGCTTGTAAACAGCGGTTGCCCTTCTTCTACGTTCTCACGCGCTTTTAGGTATGATCTAATAGCTTTTTCTACTGGTGCGCTAATCTTGATATACTCGGTTTTTTCCTCGCGCCCTTTACCTTGGATATATAATACAGTGCTTTCCCCTACTGTTCTTAGGTCTTCTACGTCAGCTCTTGATACTTCTATAGTGCGTAGCCCCCCTGTAACCATTAAAGAAAGTATAGCGTAGTTTCTTAGCCCTTCCTCGCTATCTGTTTGCACTCCTGCTAGCACCTCTTTAGCCTGCCTGCTTGTTAGGTAGTCTTTTTTGTGGTTTTTGTCTAACTTAGCCCCTTTAACATGTTCAGCAATGTTTGGGTATAGTCCTTCTTGTGCTGTCCATTTAAAGAATATTCTGGTAGCTGTGATGTAGTTTTGTACGGTCGTAGGTTTTAACCCGCTCGCCTTCAAGTCGTCCCTAAAGGCTAGTACGTCTTCCCTCTGCGGTTTTCTAATACCATGTACGCCTATATAGTTAAAAAACTGCCTTAGGGCTTTTGTGTATGTCTCTATTGTCTTGGGGCTAGCGTCTAAATAGCTAATAAATCTTTCAAATGTATCATAGGTTATAGCGGTTGTAACAGCTAACTCTTGCCCTCTATATCCTACTGCTTGTAATTCGTTCATAGCTTTTTACCCTTCTATGTGTATACTGTTGTGTGTATATACTTATCTGTATCTATTATACCGCCTTTTCCTTCTCTTATCAAGTGTTTATTTTCATATATGAGTATATCATAAAAACATAATACTACACAATAAAAGCACCCATTTTACTAGGTGCTTCTGTAATGATCTATAGACTGTCTAGGCGCTTCTGGTGCGCTTGTATCGCTCTTTTTAGCCTTAACTGGTCTGATATATCGCTAGCCTCTTCCAAGCTCTCTATGAGCCGTTTTAGGCGTTTCTGCGTCTCTTGTTTCTCTATCTCTACTGCGCGTGGTTTCCTAAGCCCTACGCCGTAAACTGACTGTATAGCCTCTTTGCTACGCGTCATTAAATCGGGGTCGTTGGTGGTTAATGCCAAGCCCTCTACAGCCTTTAAAAATAGGTCGTATATGTCCTGCCCCTGCTGTAAGCCGTGGTTAATTTCAGCTACTATACTTGTCGTTAGCCTTTTGTTTGCTTGATACTCTTTTAACACGTCCGCGCTTATTGCTAGCTGTTGTTTTCTATGGTCTGCTTTTCTCTGTAAGCTCTGCGCCTCTGGTTTGCTTTCTGCGGGCTTTTTAGGCGCTCTGGGTAGTTCGCTATAGTCTGTTGTTATAGACGTGTCTGCGGGTTTCTTAGGACTTCCTAGGCTGTCTATTTTGCTAAAATCTAACTCCATGTAAGCACGCTCCTACTCGCTCTCTTTTCGCCTTATCTCTACTAGGTCGCTACCTTCTACGGGTATAACTTCGTACTCTTCAGTGATTGCTTGATGTTTGTCTGTCTCGCTATCGCTTTCCGCTTGTATATACTTTGGCGCGTCGTTTTCGACAAAATAATTAAACATAGGGTAAAACTCAAACGGCACTTTATCCCCTGTTTTTCCGTTACGGTTTTTCAGGATCACTAATTCAATCTCGCGGGGGCTTTTGCTTTTCGCCTCTGTTGCGTCAAAATCTTTCTGCCCTGCTCCTTTGAGCTGTAGCCCTATAAGTATGTCGCTAGAGTATTCTATAGCCCCGCTTTCTTTAAAGGCTTGCATGCTAACAGCGTTATTGTAATTGTCGCGGTTAAAACTAGAGATACCTATAACGGGCGTTTTAAAGTCCCTGCTTATTCGTTTTAACTCCATGACTGCCTTGTCTGTGTTTTGCTTGTCTGTCGCTCTCTCGTTCGCTGGTGCTAGTATTTGTAAATAGTCCACGATAACTAAGGGGGTGTTACCTGTATAACGCGTATGCTTTTCTACTGTCGCTCTGATCTGGTTTACTCCTAAATCTCCTACGCCCTCTGTTATGTAGATGTGTTTGGCGTAACCGCTGTAAGTCTGCACCGCGTTCTTAATAAGCTCTCTTTCTGTGTTGTTGTATTTTTCGTACCTATTCCCCGCTGTGATACCTCTGACTGTTTTAGCGTTCTTCATTTCCCCGCCTGTTTGCAATACTTCCATAACAGTATGACGGCTAATACTTTTAGCCATAATTTCAGCTCTAGCCATTTCTAAGCTAAAAATAAGTACGTCATGCCCTCTACTGGCTACTTGGTCTGCTATCTGGGTAACTAGGGTAGTTTTACCTAAAGATGAAATAGCCCCCACAATATAAAGCCCTTCATAAAAACCGCCGTCTAAACATTTATCCAGAATAGGAAAGCCTGTAGAAATGCTAGGGGTGTTTACGCTGTCTGCAATACCGTTTAGAAAGTCCTGTATATAGTTGTCTGTTGATGTCTCTAAATACTTCTCTTTGTCGTCTCTAGCATTCTTAATAGCGTCTTCAACACGCGCCGTAAAGGCTTCTTTATTCTTTACAAGCATTTCATTAGGATCTTTTACTGCGCCTTCTGTAAGCACCGCTACAGTGTATGGTGTCTTTTGTGCCTGTAAAAGCCCCTCTAGCTCCGCTTGTGTTTTCTTGCCTCTGCTGTCATTGTCTAGCGCTAGTATTAAAGGGCGCTCTAGTTGCTTATCTCTAACCATTCCTGCTAGCTTCTTAACGTTGCTGGCGCTCCCTAACGCTACAGCTACCCCGCCTACTTCCATAATGCTAAGCGCGTCTATTTCTCCCTCTACGATAAAAATAGGCTTATCCAGATCGTCTATAAAAGCCCTGCCGTTAAAAATATCACTCCCGCCTACCTTTGTTTTTGCGTATTGCTTTTGATAGTCTGGTATATTGTCGCGGGTGTCTCTTGCTAAGTAGCTTGTCTGCGTTACGGGAATAATTAAACGGGGGCTACCTGTTACGTTTTCTGGGGCGTTGGGGTGTTTCCAATTCTCTACGTAGCCAATTTTAAAGCGGTCTAATATCGCCTTGCTTAGTCCTCGTTTTTCGGGGTAGTTAGTAGCCTGTATGTTGTCGTTAGCTTGCTTGTAAAATGCTAGATAGTTCCCGTTTGTTGGTGTGTGTATACTGTTATGTGTATCTGTATTTTGTGCGGTTTTGTCTTGGTTTTGGTACTCTCTAGCGGGTGTGTCTATAGTCACGTTAAATAACTCTCCTGCTCGTTTAAGTTTGCTATTATAGTCGTCTATGCCCTCTACGTAGCCTATTAGGTCTAGTGTGTCTCCGCCTTTGTCGCATGCAAAGCATTTCCAGCTATTGCCGTCTGGGGTTATCGTAAAAGCTCCTGTAGCATTTCTTCCTGTCCCGCTACCACAAAGCGGGCAAACATAGGCTTTTTTATTCCCTTTCCTGCTATGATCTGTAATGCTTTCTACGTACTCTGTTAAGCGCTCTTTTACTGCTTCTGTTGCTGTCTGTCTATCCATGTTTTACCCCTCATCATCTAGCGGATTGTTGCTAGGCTTGAAAATATCGCTATAAATACCGTCTACGTCTAATACTTTTATTAGTTTTTTTATATTAGGCTGTAAGGTGTTGTTATTGTAATACGGTATACCTATCTGGTTTAATACCCTTAATAGGTTTGCTATGGTCGTCTCTGCGTTCGCTAGTGACTGTATTAGCGTCTCTGGGTCTGTTTTACCTTCTGCTAGTGCTAACTTTGCTCTGTGTTCAGAATAACGGATAAAAAACGCCTCACTAGCTTTAATGTATTCTTCATGCGTCATAACTTCAGCTCCTTTGTGCTTTTTAGCCTTTAAAAAGATAGGCACCCCGCCCCCGCTTCTTTTTACTGGTTTTATTATAGCATTCGCCCGCTCGCTAGAGTTGCGGGCGTGTGCTCTTAATAGTTTTAATAGTTTTAATAGTATTGAAAATTTTGACCCCTTAGAAAGTCAGTCATATCAAGGGTTTACAAAATCGCGACCTTCACGATTACCCCCCTCTACCTTCACGATTACCCCCCTCTACCTTCACGATTACCCCCCTCTACCTTCACGATTACCCCCCTCACTTTATAAAAATCGGGCTAAAATCTTCGCGATAATAGCCCCTGTTTTTTAGTGGCTTAACCACTTTTTCCTTGTTTTCCTGCGTCTTTACTATACCTGATTTTTCTTTATACTTGGTTTCTTTTTTAGCCTAGACTATCCCCAACGGTTGCCCGTTACAGTCTTGTCAGGTTTCCCTGTGGTCTTACAATACTGCGCCAAACGGATAGCCTAGCTGTGTGTAATTTTCCCGTGTTAGCCTAACTTTCAGTTAGTGGCGGTGCGTCCCTCGGTACTTTTCTGCGTGATGTAGCTTGCTGTGTTTTTCTTGTGTGTGTCTACTAGCCCGCGTAAAGCGTAAATAGATACTGCTATAGGCGCGTGA